AATTGTTGTGCTTGGCTTTGTTGTGATATTTGATACTAGTGACCAAACTCCTGTGTCCGCATCCTTTGAGAATGCTGTCCACTTGTCTGATCCACCAACATTGTATTCACCAACAAAAGCAAAATCAAGAAGATTTGATGGGTTGTCCTGTGCGGTAAAGATCATAGGAGCAACGATAGAAATATTTTCAGTTTCAACAGTTGTGCCACCACCAGTAAAGGAGATAGTACCCGTAATATTTACGTCACCGCCAATATTTACGTCACCGGTAACGCCCATACCACCAGCTACTACAAGAGCTCCGGTGGTTGTAGATGTCGATTGTGTTGCAATCTCAACATGTACTGTTTGATCTGGAATAATAACCATCTGTGTATTGTCAGACGCAAGACCGCCAGCAGCAAATATAATCTTATTTTCAGTACCGTTATCTGAAGTAGCAAATACAAGGTTACCCTTACCAGTTGTACCGGCCACTGCATTACCTGCAGGTGATACTCCTAAGAAGGTTACGTCACCATTTGTTTTAGCATAAGTAAAACTAGTTGTTGTTGGAATAGATGCAATTGTGTAGGTTCCGTTAAAAATACCATCTACACCAGTAATAACTACAGGCATACCAACACGGAATCCGTGTGCGGTTGGAGTAGTAAGGGTTGCTACGTTATTTGTTAAAGATTTTCCGTTAACAGTCGATGTTAAAACTCTTGGAGCTTCGAAGAATATGTAACCGTCGTTTGGCCCAGTAATAGTAAAGTCTGGGTCTGCAAATGCTCCAGACGTAATACCCATGTCGATGTATCCGGAGTCATCAGTTCCGTTGTTAGCGTAGGCAATAAAGTCTGTAGATGAGTTTGCTGCTCCACCCTTATTTTGGAAAGCAATCTGTGCATAGTCTGGAGTATCAATACTTGCAATAATTGCTGGATCTTGAAGACCGGCTGAAGTTTCAAAGCTTTGCGCTTCTGCACCAACGTACAACTTACCTACGTTAGCTGGAGCAGTTCCGTCTAAAATTGCTTCAAGTTGATCATTCAAAGCATCTTGAGCATCGGCTGAGGCAGCTACTAGGTCGTTAATGCCAAGTAGATTGCCAAGTGTCTCAAGCGTCTTGGCAATATATACCAAGTCTTGAGCAGTATAGGTGCTTGCAGCAAGAGAAGCAGTAATTTCGGACTTTACTGCATCTATTTGCGTATTAAGCGCTGAGTAGGATGGCATTAGTTATCTCCTTCGAGGGCGGTACCCAGTAAGCTAGTATAGGTAGAATTCTTCATTTTAAATCCTTAACTTCCTGAACTTGGCCCAAATATGTTTAGGCCAAGCCAACGGTCGTTTCTTAAGAAATTGATCTGGTTGGTTACGTCTCCAGAGGCGCTAACAGCGGCTACTGCAGCATCTCTTGCGGTATTAATAGCCGAAATTGAGGATGTCTGCTGGGTAGTTAGGGCTGTCAAGGCTGTGTCTCTGGTATCAGTAATATTGCCAATAGCGGAGGTTCCAGTAGTTGAGATGACAGTTACTGCATCAGACTGAGCTTGAGTTATGGTAGAGGTGGCGTTATTAGCTGCGGTAGTGATTTGACCTAAAGAAGCGGTAACAAGATCGATAATATCTTGTGTATTGGTTTCTCCTAGATCAGCAAGCAGTTCATTGATAGTTGCAATGACGGGGGTCGCTACATCATTAAAGTCATCGATTGCATTTGTTGCTGCGGTGTTTAAGTTTGTTGTTGCTGTAGATACGATGTTGTTTAAGTTTGTTTGGGCGGTTGTTACACCAGCATTTAAAGTTGTAATGGCTGAGGTTGCACTGTTAGTTACCTGACCTTGTTGGTAAGTACCCTCGGCAATAACCCTAGTCAATGCTAGGTTTGCTACTGCAGCTTCAAGAGCCTTCATCTGAATTAGAAGGTCTTTATTATCAATGTTAGTAGCTACGGACTCTACTTTTGCTGTAATAATGGCTTCTAGAGCAGAGAAGTCGGGATTAATCGGCACTATTGTCTCCTCACAAAGCCGCTAAGGCTACTGCTTCAATAAACGCAACATCGGAAATGATGCGTACTTCTTCTGATGCTTCATCATAGGTTACTGTAAGGCCTTGATGATTCGCATGGTCAAAGGCAGAAACAATAACTGGAATAATGTCTTGAATAGGACCCGCAGGTCCTGTAGGTCCGGTAGGTCCTAGAGGAGCCGCACCAACCTCAATCCAATAATTATCATACCAGATATACGCAGAACCATCTGTAGGGTTAAACCAAGCATCTCCATTTGCTGCACCAACAGGCGGTGTTTCTGAAGTATATGCAAACTTACCTGTTGGTCCGGTAGGACCTGAAACACCTTCTGGACCAGTTGGACCTGTAGGACCTGTTGGCCCCACTACTTGTCCTATGTCATCAAACTCTGTTCCATCCCATACCCAAAGATGTCCACCATCTTCTTGTACTACATAGGCGTCTCCTAAAATATTCCCTGTAGTAGGAAGATCTGCTATTAAACTTAAAGTCCCTCTTACTACAAAAGACTTACCTTCAGGTCCTGTTGGTCCAGTTGGTCCAACTTCACCTTGAGGTCCCGTAGGTCCAAGATCTCCCTGTGGACCAGTAGGTCCAATATCTCCAGTTAGACCGGTTGGTCCTGTTGGACCTGCATCTCCTTGCGGACCGGTTGCACCAGTCTCACCTTGTGCACCTGTTGCGCCTAAAAATAGTGACCAATAAGGACTTCCTTCATATGGTGGATAGCCTGGGTTTGCTTCACCAATACGAATCCATAAAAATCCTGAATATGAAACAACCATGCCAGGGTAATAATCAGCACCATTGTCATACGCACCAACATAGTTAAATGGCATTGGACCAGTAGGTCCGGTAGGTCCAGCCGCACCTTGTGGACCAGTTGGTCCGACTTCACCTTGTGGACCTTGATCACCTTCAAGACCTGCTAAACCTTGCTCACCTTGTGGTCCAGTAGGACCAATAAGTCCAGTTTCACCTTGTGGTCCAGTAGGTCCTATATCACCTTGCGCTCCTGTTGGACCAGTAGCCCCTTCAATTCTTCCTACGTTTACCCAAGAAGAAGAGTTGCTACTCCAAACATATAAATCTCCAGAGATAATGTACGCATCTCCTGGACTACCTGATGCAGGTAATTCACCAGAGTTGTTTAATGCACCTAAAACATTTAAGCCTTGACCAGTTGCACCGGTAGGTCCAGTAGGTCCGACCTCACCTTGTAAACCTTGTGGGCCAGTAGGACCGGTTTCTCCTTGAATACCTTGTTCACCTTGAAGTCCTTGAATACCCTGTACACCAGGTAAACCTGTTTCACCCGTAGCACCAGTAGGACCTGTAGGTCCAGGAACATTAGATGCGGCACCTGTTGGTCCTTGTGCTCCCGTAGGACCAGTTGCGCCTTGTGGACCAGTTGGTCCAAGCTCTCCAGTTAGACCCTGCTCACCTTGAGGACCTGTTGGTCCTGGAAGACCAGTTGCGCCTTGTGCACCTGTAGGTCCAGTAGGTCCTTGTGCGCCAGTTGCACCAGCTAAACCTTGAAAACCTTGAAGACCTTGTGGACCTGTTGCGCCCGTTGCTCCTTGTGGACCAGTAGGTCCTTGAATATTTCCAACATTTTCCCAGATGGTATTTGCATTATCCCAAACGTAAAGATCACCATCGATTAAATATGCATCTCCAGGCAAACCAACTTCTGGAAGTTCACTTTCATTGGGAAGTGTTCCCTGAATAGTAACTCCAGTACCGGCAGGACCAGTTGGTCCTTGAATACCTTGAGATCCGGTTGGACCTGTTGCACCTCTAGAACCTGTCGGTCCAGTTGCCCCCATAGGTCCTTGAATACCTTGTGGGCCAGTAACTCCTTGTTCACCGGCAGGTCCTGTTGCACCAATTGGGCCAGTAGGTCCTTGTGGACCAGTAGATCCTTTAGGACCAGCAGGACCAGTAGCTCCTTGCGGACCAGTGGGACCCACAACTGTGCTTGCAGCACCTGTTGGTCCTGTTGCACCAGTAGCTCCCATAGGACCAGTTGCACCAGTTGCTCCAGTAGGTCCAGTTACAGTTGATGCTGCTCCTGTCGGTCCTGTTGGACCAGTAGGTCCCATAGCTTCTGTTTGGGCGCTAGTTAGGGATAGGGTCAGTGTATCTAGTGGACCACCGACAATGGAAGCACTTTTTACGATGGTAAAGGTAGCAAGAATAATTGGCCCAACTTGATTGTTTGGATAAGTTGGGAATAAACGAATCTGTGAAAGCGGAGTGTAACCAGCAAGATCCACAGAGAATTTAAGCTGAATACTAAAGTTATCTCCAGAGTAAAGAGATAGATCTCTGTTTACTACGGGGCTTGCAGGAGTAATATCTCCGTAATCTGGCATAGCCAGATATACACGTTGTGGAAGTGATCCGTCATCTATTTCTTGTGGACGATAGATAGGTACGTAACGGTTTGTACGACGACTAATACGACGTAAATTAAACACGTCGATTTTATAAAGACCAGTTCCAAGCAACATAGAGAGTTCACGGTATTGTTCTTTGCGTTGCGCAATAATGTCTGAAAGCTGCCTAAAACGTTCTGAACGAGGGATAGAAACCCCATCCGGAGAAATAATATCAATATCAAATGCTGAGTCAGTGGCTAAGGTATATAAAGCCATAGTTGACGCTAAAAGCACCACCGGATATTCATCAATACCTGCCATAGTAGCTATGGTTACTCTAGAACCGCTGCTATCTGTAGCACGAGCTGAATGCTCTACAAACGCGGTATTAACATAATATTGAATTTCAGCATCTGTAAAATATTTATGTGCAATTCCGGAAATAATCACGGATGCGTCTACTGGAGGTATTGACCCTAAAGTGACCATACCCATAACTTCTTCAACACTAGCTGCGTTTGATACTTCAACGCCATTTACTTTGATAGATAGGGAAGTAGCATTTACTGGAGCTTCGGTAAGCTGAAAACGCTTGTTAACCCCGTCTCCACGAAATTCTTCGACAAAGGTCCTGTTTATATCGCCTATCTCTACCCGTAGACGATCACTAAGTCCTGATAACGTCGCCACTTGTCCTCGTATCTATCCAATAAAACCGGCAACCTATAATCTCAAAGAGACCGAAAATATACAGGGTAAATAAAGACCCACTCCGACTAGGAGGGCGTGTCTTCGTCGGAGTGGGCACTCTTATATTAGACTAGAGACGTTCGTACAAATAACCCTTTTCTTGAAGGTGTTGTGCCACATGCTTAGGCACTTTGTACTTTTGTCCAGCTTTAAAGGAATAGTGCTTTCCTACGCCGATAGTTACGTGCTCTAGATCTTCTGCCAAACGAACGATCTGCGTATCATCAGCCATGCTGACTCCTACAGATTCAATCTCATCAATTACTGTTGGTGTATCTGGGTTTTTACTTACATCTACCACTTCAGTCTCAAGACGAGCTGCTGCAGTAGCAGTTGCCATAGACATCTCATTAGCACGTTGTGCTAGTTCTTCTGCGTGAGCTTTTAGTTGCTCTTCGCGTTGACGTCCAGTGACGTCAGTTACTTTTGCTTTTGCCACGATTATTGTTCTCCTA